TTAAAAAAGCCGCAACTGAAGTGACAAAATTCCAATCAGAAATGCTTCGAGACCCTGATCTGAGTCTATAATCTGGACTTTGTAGTCTAAATTAAATGGCTGTAAAATAATACGTTTATTGGTGGGATCGAGTTCCACTTTCTTGAGTGTGACTCCATCGTCGGCTCTGATCGCACAGACCTTTTCATTGGCAATTTCCCAATCCAGCTCCTGTTTGATGACCACGATGTCCTCATGCAGGATATTGGGTTCCATACTGTGTCCATTTACTCTAAATGCCATATACTTATCAGTCTGCCCGGGGAGCAAGGAACGGGGGAGCTCAATATTCTCGCCTAAATCCCGGCAGTCTATGATGTGCTCTCTGGGTCCGGCGGAAATATCGCCGATAATCGTGAGGTTCACGGTGCGAGTGTAATCGATTGTAGGGGATTGGATTAGCCCGGTCTTGCTGTCGACGACCTTGAGTTTCTCCTCCAGTCTTTCCTTCATCCAACCATCAAAATCCTGCACGATCCGGGTCGTACCCTTGCCAGTCAGAAGCCAATTTACATTCACTTCGGACTCGGATAACTTGAGCAAAAGTTCGGGATCTGGGTAGCGTTCTCCGGCTTTATACCTCGATAATGAGGCGGCCGAGATACCATATTTTTTGGCGAACTGATAGTTTTTTAACTTCATACTCTTCATCAGCATAGCCAATCGTTGTCCAACCTCAGGGGCTGCCATAATACCTCCATTATTCAATTTGCCATTGACATATTTCCATACGGATTTATAATGAACTCAGAACATCAATATATAGCCGTATAGTTGTGTCAATGATTATTTTCGGAGGGTATCTATCTCAATGGCATTCGTGCCAGCGAGTTTGGCACCCTTCAGAAAAGTGCCGGAAAAATCCGCCGGACTGCAGAAAGGACTTCCCAAGATATTGGATGCAAGGTAGTTAGCACCCCGTTAAAACTAGCCAGAGAGGTGAAAATGACAGCGAAACAGAGCAAAAAATCGAGCTGCGAAGCCTGCCAAGTGCAGAATGTCCAAGTCCAACCCTATCCATTTGGACTTGGACAAAACAGCTTCAAGCTCTCACTGCGTATAGTATCCGGGCACAATATCCATTCTTTGGGCGAAATTGTGTCCAAGTGCTACGGAAAATGTCCAAGTCCATGTCCAAGTCCATGTCCAAGTCCAGGCGAATGTCCATGTCCAAGTCCAAGTCCGGCACCTACAATTTGTCCAAGTCCAATTACAGGTAATCGGATATCATGGGAAGGATATGAAATGGAGAGAGATTTTACGATGATCTGGCTGCCCCTTGCTAGGGTGGCCGAACTGACAGGCAAGTCGATTAAGACAGTCCGCAGAATGGTAAAAGAAGGAAACCTGCCTGCGGTAAACAGATTGGTGCCCAGTGGGAAGAGCCATACCACCAAGACCTTTGTCCTGGCGTCAGGTGAGCTTCTCGATCTGGAGATCGCCGACTGCAAGAGCAAGAACCAGCAGGGAATATGCCTGGATCGGGAGCTGATGAACATGGGCTCCGATAAACGGGACTGCCGGTTCATCACAGCCTATATCAAAATAGGATACAAGGAGGAGTAATGGAAACACTGGAAGAGATCATCGGCCAGTATGACAGAGCAGAGTATGATGCAGACTGCCGGAGGATAGCGGAACTGATCAAGTCCGGAGTCCCGGTCAAGTTTACGAAGTATGCCGCTGGATCAGATAAAACTATCCAAACGGAAATAAAAGCGAAGAAGGTCGGCAGAATCACATCTGCTCCAGTCGAAAACATACAGGAAGCGTCAACAGCAACTGAGATCGCCTCTTCTATATATAAGGAAGAGGAGATAAAGAAGACCGAAGCTGAGAAAGCACCTGAGCAAGGCGAGATTCTGAATCTTGAACCGGAGAGCAAGGAACTGCTCAGTTGCATGGGCGAGGCTCAACTCCACTCCCAGTTCTGCGAGACGGTGCTGAATCGCCTGGCAGAGACCGAAGCCAAGTTGGAAGAGTGGAAGCAGATTGCCAAGGAATACAATGCAGGGCTCCTGGTGCCCGAGTTGAAAGCGATCAAAGGAGAACGCCAGGAACGCACATTAAGGCTATGGGTGGAGAAGTACACCGAAAGTAACCGGGATATGTTCGCCTTGATCCACAAGAGCAAGAACCAGACCCGAGGACGCAAGGTTACCTATCTGGAACAGCACTTCCTGATGAAGTTGCTGCTCTCACCCCAGAAGATCAAGATCGGTTCCGCCATCGTGACTCTCAAGAGCTATGCCAGACTGGGATCATTGGAATCACCCAGTTCGATCCCGACCCTCAGACGCTGGTGCGAGGACTATATGCGCAACAATCCGGCCGTCTGGACTCAGGCCAGACAAGGCAGCAAGGCAGTGGCGGAAGAGATAGTCAAGACCATCAAAAGGGATAACGAGCTACTGGAAGTGGGTCAGGTCTGGGTAGCCGATGGACATACCCTCGCCTTTGATATCATCAATCCCAAGACCGGGAAAGTGCAACGCATGACCATGATCATGGTCTTCGACTGGGCAAGCCGCTATCCGGTAGGAGCCACGCTCGCCTTCACCGAGGACAGCCAGCATATCCAGATCGCCTTCAGAAACGCTATTCTCAACTGGGGTGGAGTTCCCAAGTACGTCTATCTTGATAACGGCAAGGCCTTCCGATCTAAGCTGTTCAATGAGAAATGGCAGGATCACGATCTCACCAGTGACCTGGCCGGGATCTTCCCCAGGCTCGGCATCGAAGTGGCCTTCGCCGAAAGCTACAATGCCAAAGCCAAGATCATCGAACGGTTCTTCAAGACCTTCCAAGAGCAGTTCGAGCGCTTCATCAGCAGCTTCCGGGGAGCCAATATAGCCGATAAACCTGCCACGCTGATGCGCAACGAGAAGTGGGCAAAGAAGTTGTATGAAGCGAGTCCTCCCACTCTGGAAGAGGCTATGCAGATGATCGGGTTCTATATCCGCAAGATGTATGGCGAGACACCTCACAGCGGACTGGGAGGCAAGACTCCCTGGTCAGTGTATAGCGCAGTCAAGCCTCCAGCGGAGCGCAGAATCGAAGCCAAGCGGCTCAACTTCCTGATGCTGACTGAGAAACGCAAGACCCTACGGAATAACGGTATCGTCCTCAACAAGCTGATGTACTGGGATACGAAGCTGATGGAACACATCGGCAAGGAAGTCATTATCCGCTACGATATGGCAGATCTGCGCTGGATCGTAGTCTATGACCTGCAAGACAACTTTATCTGCCAAGCCGAGGTGCGCAGGTCGCAAAACCCCTTCGTGCATCTCGATAAGAGCAATCCCATCTCCCAGACCGAGTTGAACAAGGAAACCAGAGAGATCAAACGCTACCACAAGCAGATCGAAAGGCGCACCAAACTCACCGTCCGCAAGAGCTCTGACGTGGTTGAGAGCCTGGTCAGGCCGCTGCTGATGTCCACTGCGAATCCCACTTTCATCCAACCACCCATGCTGGAAGCTCCCCTGCCGGGTCCTGAACAGGAGATCGCCAGGCTGGAACAGATAGTCATCCACGAGCAGAATCCAGTGGCACAGGAAGTTCCGGAGCCGCTGGAAGAGATGGCGAAGTTGGAAGCTGAGATCATCCAAGAGCAGACCAAAGCAGATAGTGATAACCAGGCTAAGCATCCCCAGTCGGATATCAGCCTGAAAGAGATGTTGAACCGGATCGGAGTAGAGAGGAAATAATCATGGAACAAGGCAAACTCATTCAAACCGTCAATGTGATCAGAGCCCAGCAGTGCATCGACTTCCTGCTCACCCGACCCAAGCAGGAGATCGTCGGATTGGGCATGCTGTATGGCAAACCGGGACTCGGTAAAACCACCTTCGCCACCAGAACGGCCTTCCGCAATGGTTATACTTACCTGCGCCTGGAAGCCACTTCCACTCCCAAGACCTTCGCCAAAGATCTGCTGACCAACCTGTACCGTAACTACGGCTATGGCGATTATATCCCGCATGGGTCGACCAACACGCTGTTCAAACAGTGTATCCAAGTCCTATGTGAACAGCAGGACGCGGTGATCATCATCGATGAGATCGACTATGCCTTCCGCTATTACCAACTACTTGGTTCGATCCGGGACCTGGCCGACGAGACCCTGGCTGTGATCCTGCTGATCGGGATGCAGGAAGCCAAGGATAAGCTATCCCGCATCGATGCCCACTACTTTGACCGCTGCAACTACTTCTACGAATTCCAAGATAATACTAAGGAGGATATTATGAAAGTCACCAAGAAAGTGATGACCGATCCGGTCGATAAGACCACCACGGACTTAGTCTGGAACTACAGTAAGGGCAACCTGCGGCAGGCCATGAAGGTCATGCATATCCTGGAAACCCGCACTGACAAAGAGACCCCCTTATCGGAGCTGGTGCTGAGGGAGTCCTTATGACACAGCAAGATCTGGTACGCCGCTTCATGCTTCAGTTTAAACGTCCCTTCAACCAGAAACTGGTTTGCGAGATGACGGACGCTCCCCTGGAGATCGTCAACGAGGTGATGCGCACGATGCTTGCTGAAGGCAACATCAAGCGTATCTGCAAGAATGAAGAGATCTATGTCTATGCCCATCGCTACGACTTCAAGCTGGTCAACACCCACTCGCAGAAGCTGGACTTCAGTAAGATGGAGTGCGATAAACTGCTTAAGGTCATCGCCAGCCAGAAGATCCGCAGCATCCGTCAACTTGCTGCGATCTATGGACGCAGCAGGCAGTGGATCTATCTCTATCTGGAGGCGATGGCCTCGGTTAAGGTGATTGGCATCGATAAAAGCGGATACTGTGTATTAGACCCTCAGAAAATCCCCATGGTGGGATCGATTGTGATCAAGGGTATCCTGGGCGAACTGCGCAGCAAGGCTGGGATGCCACCCAAGCAAAAAGCGCCTTACCAAACTAAGAAGCGCATGAATCAACACTTACAGCAAGCACTGTAAGACAAGCCAATCGGGGGCATTCTATGACTCAGGAACAACGAGAACGAAAACTACGTCAAGAGATACATGGCCTGCGGGTCAAGAAGTTTCACTGGACCCTAAATGACTTCAAGTTCATCATCAAGGGCTTGGGCTATGGCGAATCACTCCGGGCTTTGCCGGAGGATCGCTTAACTGAATTGAAAGCACTTCTGCTCAAGTACCGTAAGCATGGCAGACCCCAAATCTTTACTTTCGACCGTCAGGGCAAGTATATGCACGCCCTGATGAAGCAAGCCGGCTGGACCGAGTCCCAGCTGCGGGCATTCACGATCAGTCACTATTCCAAAAGCCACTGGAACCTGCTCACCAAGAAAGAACGCAGGGCGGTCATCGCCATGTTCCAGTCCTACATCAAGAAACAAGAGATCAATCAATTACCAAATAAACAAAGTGATCCTAAGGAGGATTCAAATGAGTAAAGCGAGCAAGCCAGTCAAAGAACGCACCTTAACCGATGCTCAAGGTAGGGAAATCCCTGTGAAGGTGCTACACACCGAAATATTGGAAAAGGATACCGCAGTCAAGAAAGCGATGGACTGCGCCATGAAACTGCAAGAACGTATCATCTCCGACAAACAAAAAATGATCCAGATTATCGAGAACTATCTGAACGACGCTGCTCGCAGGAATGGTCTCGAATGGAAGGGTAATGCCCTGCTCATCAGCTTCGATGAGAAATACCGGATTGAGATGCGCTTCCGGGAGAAAATTCAGTTCGGGATTGAGCTGCAACTCGCCAAGCAGAAGATAGACGAGTGCATCAAAGCCTGGTCTGCGGACTCCAGTGACAATCTCAAGGCCATCATCAACGAAGCCTTCCAGGTCGATAAGCGTGGGCAATTGGCACGATATCGCATCTTCGCTCTGCGCCGCTATAAGATCAAGGACCCGGTTTGGAAGGAAGCTATGGAGCTGATCGATAAGGCCATCCTGGTCACATCCACCAAGCAGTACATCTCTTTCGCAGTGAGAGACGAGGCCGGTAACTACAACCGCATCGTGCTGAACTTCAGTGCTCTTTGATACTGTATCATCCTTATACATCCTGATTTGATAACAGCAAGGGAGTAGAAATAATGGCATCAATAAATATGAATGCGGCAGAGGAGACAATGAGCATATTCAATAATGATCGAAATTATCGGCCCGATGAAGTAGCTTCCACGCTCCGGGTCAGCCGTAACACGGTATATCGCTGGATCAGGGATATACTCGATCCTCTGCCTGCTTTTAGAACCAAAGATAACGGACAGCTGCGCTGTGCCGGAAAAGATTTGAACGACTACCTGACAAAACACAAGGTACGCCCTGAATATGAGTAATGCATTGGAGTTCCGCATCAAGCGGGATAACTGCAAAGAAGCCTATCTGAACGGCAAGACCGATCCCACTGAGCTGGCGGTGATCTTCGGAGTATCCGATATCACCGTCCGCAAGTGGATCAAGTCCGGTAAGTGGGACGAGATGTTCAAGGAAGAGCGTAAGCTCGACCATGAGATCAGCATAGCCCGCAAGAAGGCACTCATCCAGGCACTGCGTGAATATGCCAAGAATCCTGCCGATACCGCCCTGCAGAGTCTCGTAAGCCTGATCAAACAGAACCAGAAGGACTCCGAGCCTTCCAAGGAGTTGAACGACTACATAGTTCGCTTCCTGGATCAGGTGACTGACTTCATGATCGAGAAGGGGCATGAGACACTGCTCAAGCAGTTCCAGAGCATCGTGATTGACTTGGCCGAGTATTTAAGAACAAGAAATGGATAGATTTACAGCCACGGACATGGTTGCTTCCATACACAACCTACCTACCCTCCAAACCAACAGATCAAGCGGTGCCGCCGCCTCCGGCTCCGCTGATCCTTCCGGACCCTGAGTTATGTCCAAGAAGTTCATTCAGCGGCATAACAAGGCACTGGCGGAGATCGCATCCAAGACGATCTCCGTCTTGCCTTTTATAGACGATAATCCTGAAGCTAAAGCAGAGAGAATAAGGCGCACCACTGGTGAAGGATGGGATGCTTTCTCGTTCTTCTGCCATACCTATTTCCCGCATATCTTTCCCCTACCTTTTTGCCCAGCGCATGAGACTATGTTCGATGAGACCGATAAGGGCTCAGGCATCATCGCCATCACCGGTTTTCGGGGGCTGGGCAAAACGGTTCTCATGGGAGTGGTCTATCCTATTTGGAGGATCATCAAAGGTGAACGCTACGTGATCCATACCGCCGCAGACGTAGATCTGGCACAGGAGAGGACAGCATTCACCTTGCACGAGCTGCAGAACAATAAACGGCTCACCATCGACTATCCGGAGCTGCAACCTATGGATGCCTTTGATCTCGACTTTTATCTCAAGAATAAAGCGAGAATCAGAGCACGTTCTATCAAACAGAGCCATAGAGGAACTATCAATCCCAAGACCGCCAAGCGTCCCGGACTGATAGTTTGTGACGATATCGATAAAGAAGAGAACATGGGTAACCAGTCCATTGGTAAAAGACGCATGGAGAAGATCACCCAGGAGCTTGCCGGAGCTCTCTCACCGGAGGGAAATGGCAAGATCGTCTGGCTCGGTAACCTGGTACATCCCAATTACTCCATCTGCCAGTTTCATGAGCTCATATTAAGCGAAATGAGAGCAGATAATCCTGATTTGGACTTGGGATACCAGTCAGTTCTGAAAACGCACCAAAAGGCGATTTTGCGTTTCTCTCTCGAAGATAAGCAGGGCAAGTCAATATGGGAGGATCAATACCCCACTGCCACTCTGCCAAATCTCAGAGCCAAGTTCGGTCTAACCGGATATCAAAGAGAGATGCTCGGACAGCCGGTAATCGAAGGTAACATCTTCAAGAATCATTGGTTCACCAAGTATAGATCTCTACCTGAGCCATCCCAGATGAAACGGGTCTGGCTCTATGCCGATCCTGCCTGGGGAGAGAAGGGCTGTTTCAAAGCCATCATCTCCATTGGCTATGATGGTAACAGGTTCTACGTAATCCATGTCTGGATAAGACAGACTGAGAACACCAAGTTCTTCCGATACTACTATGATGCCTATCATGAATTGGATCGAATCTATCGAGTGAAAGCAAGAGCAGCTTGCGAGACCACTTACGGGCAAGCTCGCATCCTGGCTGACTTCGATAGGTGGGCACAAGATAACCATCTGCCACCCATCAGTCACAGAATCAAGCGCATTGATAACAAGGATAACAAGAACCTGCGCATAGAGAGAACCGAGACCATCATCGAGACAGCCAAGGTGCTCTTTCCGGATGGACAGGATACTCCAACACTAATCAGTCAGTTCCTTACCTATCCTGATGGCTATATCGATGGCTGTGATGCTCTGGCGGGCTGCTTAGAACGCTTCTCTGAATACGATATCGGCAGGAATAGAGTCCGGGTCCGGAGATTCTCCTTCTGATGAACTATTATGATCAGCTTATGTTAGAATACTATCGTGTCCTCAATAATGCATGGAAAACCGAGATCAGAGATGCCACACGACTTGCGATCCAGATGCTGAGTGACATGCCAAGAGCAGAGAAACTCAACCAGAGCTCCATAGATAAGCTTATGGGCATCATTAATACTCAATTGGGAGATGACTTTGCTGCCCTGGTCAATGAGCCCACCAAGGCGATAATAGACCGCTGTGTGCGGCTTGGACTCAGAGACACCCAAGTGCAAGCCCCTACCAAGACCAGTATCGGACTCTGGGGCATAGAAGATCAACACTTATCATCCACCATCCAGAAGCAGCAGCTGTTCTGGATCGGGAATCACTTTGAAGCAGATGTCCGGCAGAACTTTGCAGATACCCTATCTAAAGCTATCGAGCAGGGCTATACTAAAGAGATGCTTGCTGATACCCTCAAAGACCAGTTCAATGACCTCGCCAACCGTTCATCCCATTACTGGCAGGGATTGGCAGAGCATACTGCACTCAGAATCAGAGAGTTCGGAAGGCTTCAGGGCTGCAAAAAAGCCCAAGCCAAGTACTACAAGCTCGTGGTGATCATGGATGACCGTACGAGTGATATATGTCGGGCTCTGGCTGCCCAAGATAAGATCTATCCCCTGAACGATGCAATCGAAGTGATGGATAATCTCATGGCACTGGATACCCAGTCCAACAGCCTGGATGATGCCAGGGAATACATCAAAGCCCTCGCACCCTGGATTAAAGACGATCAGATCGAGTATGACTCAGAGATGAATCCGGTAGGTGTCTCAGGTGCGCATACACCGTTCCCGCCATTTCATTGGAAGTGCAGAACGACGACGGAAATCATCACTTAATAGCATCTATTAAACAATGGTATTTTTTATATAAATCACTATAATCAATATTCTGCTCGCAACATCTTGTTTTGATAAAGTGGTTTGATAAAAATCTCCATATCTGCAATTTGCCCGCCTTTAATGTCCAATTATTTACTAATGTAAGTATCGTCAGAAGTCCTGAAATCCAAGACCAACTCTTTAGATTTTCATGAATGGAAATTATAGCAAAACCAAAGATTAATCCCACGAATACCCAGTATATAGCATTGGAAAATTTTCTTGCTTTCTTTATTGAAGATATTACAAGTGCGCTTTCCATAGCATCTAGTGTTCCTTGGGCTTTCTTTTCTTTTCCATTGGCCTTATCTTTCTCTTCTTTTTCCCTTTCTAACTCCTCTGCTAACTTGTCCCTATCTCTTAAACCTTGTTCAATTAGTTCTTGATACGGAGCTATTACTTCATCTTTATAATCCTGTATTATCTCTTGAGTAGTTTGACCAGTAAACATTGTAGAATCATTGAATGTCTTATCCTTAAGTAACTGGTGTATGACCATATTATGCTTGAAGTTAGCAAGTGTTTCAGCAGTTATCTTATCCTGCTCAAGGAGTATTTTAAGCTCATGTACGAATTTTCTAAATATCGTTTGGCTCATTTCTGTAAGCTGCATTATGTTCGCAACTACTTGTAATTTAATAGTTTGCTTTTCACTTTTACCAGGCTTTTCTAACCATAACAGGTTGCTCATAAACTGACAAGTAATGCAAGCTGGTATTCTTCCTAGTTCATTCTCGAATTTTGAATGGTACTGATACGCAGAATATGCTAATGTCTCATTTCCAGTAATGAAAATGTGCTTAGCTTGTTTTATGTTTCTGATATATGCCCGATTTCGTAACCTGTAAACTATGCTGATTGCATTCACATCTCTATAAATAATGTCTTTCGTTTTTGAATCAATATGTAATTTTTTCTTTTTGTAATTTTCGCATATCAATTCTTGAAGTTCCTCTTCATTTATATACAAGTTATGAACTTGAGGAACGTCAGCACATTTAATCTCGATGACATTATATGGATCACTGAATATGTCGGTTATTCTCGCTTTAAACAATAGCACGTCACTCTTATGAAGATGCTTTTCATAGAAGTAGAGCAATGTTCTACTTGCCTTTTCTACATCTAAATACGGATTGTCAATCCAAGTTGCGCAATCATCCATGTTTCGATAGAACTCGTCTAAATTTTGATCAAGTACTTTAATAATAATTCCGGCCTGTTTTAGTGCCATAATATAGTTTTTATATGTTCTTTGTAGATACTCTCCACCTACGCCGACAAAGAAAAACAAAAAATGTACATCAAGATAGACTACTAACCCTTGGTAATTGCAGATATATGGATCGTATCCATCTAATAATAAGCTCTCAGAGATAATTACCCCCAAAGCTAAGTCTGTCATATAATCTGTAAAACCTGGTTCAGCAATACGAGACTTCAAATATTCACCTAGAATGAACAAAATCTGCTTTGCCTTCGTAGTCTGCTTTATTGTGGGAAGTGTCCCCCCAGCATGAAGAGTATAAACAATTTCATTACTGTACAAAGTAAGGTATTGTAAAAAAGCACAATTAATGTCGTCATCGGTAGGAACATTGTTAAACCTCTCAGACGAGAATGATTTAAAGTCATCGATGAATTTTCTATTATCCGCTTCATTTTTGTTTAGGTCTATCGATTTTTCTTGAGACAGCATTCTTACATCAATCGAATAAACCGTTTTTACTTTACGGACAAATTTCTTATCTATCCGGTTAATGATCTTTACGATCCCAAAATACGGAACGGATAAGCCAAACTCAGACAGAAAGGCATCTTCTATTAGTTCACAATTTTGCTCGCTTATCTGGTTGATATTGTGCTTTACAATTATGTACTTAATCAAGGGTATGTAGCAATCAATAATATGCATGCCTTCTTGATAAAGTGATTTTAACAACGCTAAAGTAGATATTGTCTTATCAATCATAACTTCCTCGATTCTGTAAGTTTAATAATGATCTATTTACATATAGCTTGATCGAGACGATATGTATCAGCTGGAGTAATCTAACAACTCAAGTGGTTTATCCAAATCATAAAGAAGCTTGGAGAGCTGTCCGGTAGGGCTTGCATAACCAATAACGATTCTATCGGCTAATTCTACAATTAGTTTGTTACGGATCAAGCAGGTTTGAGCAGTAACGGATGTTACGGAATCGTCAAAAGGACTGATTATTAGTAAATTGCCTCTATCCAATCTATCTCTGATTTCCGGTTGCCAGCGTTTGTAAAATCCCCTGGCAAGTACAATGATTAGCGGTTGAGACCCATTGAGTAGAAAATCAAGTACATCCTTTTCAATCTTGCTATGAAAACCTCCGATTACGCAATTGCCTGCCTTTTTTTGAGCAAGAGCCCAATCATATGATCGTAACACGCATGTAGCTGATATGTGTCTGCTGCAGAGGAATCCCGTTTTGTACAACGACAATATCTTATCATCGCCAAGTTTACCTGTCACTGATGTTATCATTTTCCTAGACGATACTTGATGTCATAGTTGATTATATAGTCTATTTCTTCATATGTGAGCATGTATTTTTCACCCAACAGACTATCAATTTTGTCCAATACAAGTTTTGCTTTTTTTACATCATAGTTAGTCTCAGTGGTTGAAATCTGTTCTCCATTGCGATCGATCACTTGTGAGTTTGTATTGTAATTAGCAAGTAGCTCTTTCACTAAATCCGCAAACTGGTCTCCATCTCCTTTTGTTGCAATAAACATGGGCATAAATCGAACTTCTCTTGAAACAACGTCCATACAGTTGGAGTTTATAATCCAGTACCAGTAGAAAAGCTGACTGTTCAGAAGAGCTATAATTGTCGAGTGTTCTGTGCTTACGACCCTAATCTCTTTATAATGAGATGATAATTTGTGCAGAATTGCCTTCCTCCAGTAACGACCGCCAGAGTGATAATAGATCGGCTTTCCATACTTAGATAAATACGAGTTCACACTGATTTTGGTCGAAAACAGTTTGTTCAGAATCTGAAGCTCGATTTGTAAGCTGATCTTGGGAAAGTTGTTAGGTCTTTCAGATTCGGGACAATAATCTACGTATGATAAAAGCTGGAAAATATACGGTCTATTTGAAGGGCTATCTTCATACCATCTAGTGTATCCAGACACATAATTGTTAGTTCTCTTATATCCCTTTCCAAATAATGAAATTGTGAGGTTCATATCGACGTCGGCAAAAAGTTTTCCTGGCCTCACAGCATAGTTAGAATGCCACTGAGTCAAGTTATTACTAGTGTATAATTTCTGCAGTTTATCCATGCCACCAGTAGAAATTGAGGCTATAGGCACTATATAACCAATACGACCATTATCTTTCACTAACATCATACATCTTTCAGCTACATAAGCATACAAGTTGTTTGTGGATAGTGTTCGATAGCCTCTAAGTTTGTAAACATCTTCTACAGAAATGCCAGATACTCTATCTTTTTTAGTATAAGATACATAAGGAGGATTACCAATTATCACATCAAATCCTACATTATTATGTACGATCTCATAAAACTCAGCAAACCAATGGAATGGTTGATGTGTCTCTCTCCATTTGTCGAAGGATAGTTTTCTCGAATACTGATGTAACATTCCATCTAAACGTGCAGTTAGTTCTTTCAGGTTTTCTAAGAGTTTTTCTTTTGCTTGAATAAAGTTCTCATAGTTTTGATACCCTTCCAATTGTATCTCTTTATAGATATTAAATGCCATTGCTACCTTTTGACACATTTCCGGAATAATTTCTTTGTTTTCGGAAGCAGATATTGCATCACTTTCAATATCTTGGATTATCTCATCCCAGTTAGCGAAGCCAACCAAGGTATTCCCACAGCGGATGTTGAAGTCGATATCAGGCAAAGGTTCCAAGCCATAGTTTGTGTGTTGGGGATCAGGATCTACACAGGCAATGAGTTTGAGAAAGAGTCTTAACTTGGCTATTTCAACAGCCTCGTTCATAATATCCACGCCATAGAGATTGTTCAAGATGATGCTTTTGTAGATGAAATACTCTAGATTTGGGTGAGATGGGTGATCGACAATATCAAGCTCTTTCTTTAGGTGGTTGGTGCTATTCCCTGGATTGTCTGTTACTAATTCCCGCATTCGGATAATGCAAGCCTCATAAAGGTCTTCTAGGATGTTCATGGCTGCAAAGAGAAAAGCACCTGAACCACAAGTGGGATCGAGAATTGTAATGCACTTCAGTGCTTTGTAAAATTGATAAACTAGTTTGGGATCAGCAGTCTCATTAATGAGGTCAAGTGCAAATTGACGGATATCGAGGTTGTAAGTGATAAAATCGTTTATCTGGGAGATATCTCCATTTGTTATTAACTGTTTTACCTCAAGATAACGCTGTCTGCGGGTGATCACTTCCCGCCAGATCTCGGTAGGTAAGGCAATATCAGAGGGAGCTGGTCTGTTCCAACAACGCCTAAGCTCTACCAGATTCTCCTGTTCTGGATTTAGCCCAGCCCGAATGTCCTCTGGGAGATCATGCCAGATATCATCAGGATTTATTCCGAATTTAACTGCATTATAGATATACTGATCATCGCTGGATTTAAGTTTCTGCCAGATTTCACCCTCTGGTTTAAAGGCATCAGGGAGTTTACGTTGGACTTCATCGAAGAGATAGGGAAGGATTGTGTTCTTCCCGATGTAATCGGTGATATCTTCTTTTGTGTAGTATGCACCCATCTGTGCCCGATCATTGATGTATTTTTCAAAGATATAGCCAATAACATCTGGATTTATGTCTCTTCCTGTAGCTGTTATATTGGTATCGAGATGCCAATTGAATTCTTCGAAGAATCTAAAGAGCGACTCGAATGCTTCGTCAGTTATTTGTATCTGGCCTTCATACTTGGATTCTAGCTCATGAACAGAGAATATTCCCCCGTTTAAATAGGGTAATTTGCCAAATTCGGATGATAATTGTTCGCGGTCTGGTGAACCAAGTCCATAATGAAAGAGCTGAAGTAGGAAGCTTCGATAGAAGCTATAAAATTTATCTCTTCCATGTACCAATTGTCCATCTTGTAGTTTGTTTAACAGATAATGCACATCATTATCCAGAAATCCTCGCTTCTGTATGAAATAACAAAACATGAGCCGATTTAGCATCACAGAGGCATACCAGTTTCGATCAATCTCGTCCGTAACTCCGGTCATGCAAGATAAAAACTTGGTGTGCTGTTTTTTGAAACCATCGTAGAATTTTTTGGTTACCTTTTCTGAATTCTGATCCACAGCAGCATTCATGCGTTTCGTTACATCGACCAAGGTAATGTTCTCATGCTCATCAATGCTGAAAACCAAGCCTTTAGTGCGTTGGAATAATAACTGGGGATCTTGAGTGATAAGATACTCTGTGATTATAGTCTTTATTGGCTTACCTGCTGGTTTGTAAGCATATTGCCAAACTTGTTTCTGCCGCAGATCATCTATGAAAATCAACAAATGCTCATAGTATCTACGTTTTACAATGGATTGGATGCGGATTCTCTCATTCTTGGCAGGAATTATCAAGCCAGCAGGAGGAGTACATTGTAAGAAGCGGAATCCACTTTTTTCGCATATAACACTGATGGTATAGATGGTGCCTTTTAGTTCAATTTGAAAAGCGCCAGAAGCATTGTCCCATCCCATCTGGTTGAAGAGCTCTTTAAACTTAAATCCCTTTACTAACTGAGTAAATGTGCTTTTTTCCACTTAAACCTTCTTCTCCACTAATCCCATCGAGCAGATGATTTGGGGCTCATCAAAGTAGTTGCTATCATCAGGGTCAGTGCAGAGTTTGTTATCTTCCCATAGCGATTCCACTAGTTTAACCAAGGAATCAATCGGTTCATTCGTTCTTAAGTATCGGCTGATAATGTTTTTTGCATCCTCTTTCAGCGGGTATCGGTAGATAGCTTCTACTGCTTTCTTGAGGGTCGTAGAAACAAATATGGTGCCGTCATTCTCTTTAATATACTCGTCCATCTTTGTATAGAGCTGTCGTTTGATACTGCTCTTTCTGCCCAAACTACCAGACGTATCTCGTTCTGATGTATTGATGATTGAGATTCCTTTTCCGACTAACTCATGGTGTATTTCATGTTTTGGCAGGGCTCTGGTGGTCGGCTCACAAGCTGCCACTTCTAAGATTCTCTTTTGAGATTGTGAAATCAGGTTTCCAGCCAAATCCACCCAAGCTAAGACATCGTTATCATGCACTGTTCTGGCATAGATTATGACTCCATCAGTTTTCTCAGGAGACTCCATGGTTGAATACACTATATTGGGGAGTTCAGGGATTAGTCTCTCAAGATTTTTGTCTTTATCTACTGCGTTTTTCCAAATCTGATAAGCATACGAACCAAGATCAATTTCTGCATCTTGTTCATCATCCAAAATTCCAGCTTTTTCGTTATAGAGATTTATAATACTGGTCGGATCACCAGCAAAGAACACCTCATCAGAGCCGAAAACTTCGGCGTTCTGACTAATCCGCTTACTAAGCCTGGCTCGGACATTGATAATCTTCTCAATTCCCTTTTCTGGCAAGACATTATAACAAAGGATTTCTTTGGCATTTTGACCTATTCTATCTATACGGCCAGCCCTTTGAATCAGCCGAATTATTGCCCAAGGCAGGTCGTAGTTTAGCATGATATGGCAGTCTTGTAGATTTTGCCCCTCACTTAGAACATCAGTGGCAATCAGAACCCTTATATCATTCGATGTGGGATGTAAGTTGTGACTACCAGGACTAAACTTTCTGGCTATTTCCGTTGGATTATCAGAGGCCCCTGTGGCCACAGCAATATGAGTTACATGCATATTACTTAATTGTTGATAAAGGTATTGGGCAGTGTCGGCAAATTGGGTAAAGATAAGCACTTTGTCCTCAGAGTGAGTTTTTGTAATCAGCTTATACAATGCTTGAAGTTGACGATCTTGATTGGGATCCCAAGTAAAATTATCAGAGACAATTTTCAGTAAAATATCTGTATCTTCTTGGAGAGCTTTTATCAGCCCCTTAGTGAACAAAGTGCTGGATATCCAAACAAATCTTTTACGAATATTAGGCTGCATAAAGTACTCATAGGATTTTATCGCTCTTTGGCTGTAAAGATTAGGATCGTGACTGAATTCGATAATCGAAACTTGATCAGCATCGTCTTCAAAATCGTCAGTATCATCAAGGTCGAGGAATGAACTCACCATATCCGTATAGTTCTTTCCTATTGGAAGGTCTAATTCATTCTCAATAGCATAGATAAATATGTAATTCCTTTGGATATGACGACAAAGAGAGAGCAGATAGGAATATCCGCTGCTCTCCAATCTCTTGAATAGATTTGTGCGACAAAATCCAATCAATCGTTTTCCTGCTCTGGATAAATCTTCTATTATTTTCTGTTCGGAGGTGCTCAATTGCTTGCACTTTGATTCGTCTACATAGGCTGCAAGACCATAGCGAGGAAGGTTTAGGGAACCTATCTTATCTACCTGCTCTTCATTATACAATCTTGTGTATTGATCCTGTTTACCCTCTTCTGGCATTTCGTAACCAAGTTTTTTGGGTGTTCTTACAGGGAAGTACGATTTCTTGCCATCAGGAAACTCAAGATACAGTTCATTATTATCATCAGCGATAGCGTAGTTTTCTTTGATAAATGTCCGCGTTCTACGAATCATATACAGTCTGATAAGCTCTCTCCAGTCATCAGGGAAATCACTTTTCTCAAATGCCCTGATACTGCGAATAGGCGTATCGGGATGCTTCATGACATACTGATGGTATCCATTTATGCTCTCTATGTATCGCTCAGGACTAATACCTAAATCCTGATCGTCAGAGATAAAAAGTCTGAGCTGGTTAGACAAATCCTTGTATTCTTTATTGTAAGGTGTTGCTGACAATAAAATTACCTTGCTTTCGTTTTCACTAAGATATGCCCGAATTGCCTTATAACGCTCGCCCTTATTATTTCTTAGGTTATGGCTTTCGTCAATGATCACTAACCTGAAGCGTTTTTTGTCTTTGAGGTTTTTCTGAACAGCACTCATAGAAATCACTTCTGCTTTCAGGTCATACTCGTTTATATAGGTTTTCCACATTTCGATTAAGTTTGCTGGACAGATGATCAGAGTTGAATAATAGTAATCTTCTTCAAATATTTTAGCAACAGCACATGCAGTAAAGGTTTTTCCCAGTCCTACCACGTCACCAATGAAAACCCCATTGCGATTATACAGCTTTTTCGCTGCAATAAGCACGGCGGCCTGTTGAAATGCAAAAAGTTTGTTCCTGAACACTTTAGGGATTTTAAACTCGTTCAACCCAGCTCTTGCTTCCTGGGAAAGATGATAAACTATTTTGAGGTAGATATAATACGGAGGAATAACTGATTCCCGAGCCCAACTAGTGTCAATAATCTCAACAAGCTCATCCGATATATCCAGGCAGTATTGATCGGTCCATCTCTCATTGAACCAGTTTTGGAGCTTTATGCATGCATCGTGATCCAGTACATCAACATTTAACTCTCCTTGCCGTTCCAAGCCGAACATAGTCAAGTTGCTACTTCCAACTACTCCGACTATTGGAGTATTCTTATCCTTCTTATGCATCAAGTAAAGCTTAGCATGAAGAGGAAAAGATAGGTGTAGTTTAACGATTACTTTTTTTGCTTTGATCTGAGACGATAAGTTTCTGAGTGCCACTTCATCGCTATTAGTAGGAATCCCAATAATAAGTTGATCTTTAAACTGTTCAGCGCATTTCTTTCTTAAAGAAGAAGCAGTTTTAGTATCCATTAGGATACCATTCTCATAAGTCCTGAATGCAGCTTTTAGCTCATCAATAGGTAATCTCTGCATTCCAACCAGGACCCTAGCACAGGATCCATCCAGGCCGTCCCATTTATCTACATTGCGATCTATGCTAGACCATCCCCTCAGATTAAAAAAACCTACGCAGAAATCCGCTTTATACGAGTGATCGAGTGTATCAAGTAGATAGGTAAGTAATGATTCATTGATGTTATCAAATATCCTTGGCATCATACCTCCAAGTACAATTTACCAGTTCACCCCCTAAAAAGGATAATGAAAATAAGCTATAAAACTGGACTCCAATGCTGCTGATGTGATAAGATAAAGGATTTATTCGTGAATGACTCATTGAGCTTTCCTTTTACGTTCAGATTCAACGTATCCTACCTGTAAATCTTTACATGGTTCATATCCCGCAATTTTCATAGCAGCTCTACATTGCTTTACGATGCCCGTCGCCGACATTCTTCCTCTTGAATACATACCATTTATCAACCTTATATCCATACTATCAGTCCTTTTCGTAAATAGCGCTAGGCTATCCGATAAGGCAAGTGCAGGATTCTTCTCAAGCAAATAGTTGAAAACATGCTTCTTAATCTCCCACCAGTGTTTTACTGGAGTGGTTATGCCACCAACTACAACTACCCTTGCTGATTTGTAACTGTAATCCTGTAACACTGTGAAGTCAACCTCACCTAGTTTAGGCGGTTCCTGTGTTGTTCCTTTATTTCCCGGGGGAACAGGCGGAAAAACTACTGTTGGAGCTTGTGTTACTTTGGGTATTTTTTTATCCCACAAGCTCGCTATTTCGGATTCGTCCATTTCGTATGCATGCTGATTCTTTAATAGTTGGGATGCAATTGTAAATTTCTGCAAGCCAGTCTTCCTTGCTATTTCCTCTGCCTCACTTTTAACAAGACTAAGTTTTTTAATCCTGGCGATTTCTTCAAAAATGGCTTCAGCGGATTCTACAGCTTGTTTTCTAAAGTTATCTCTCCTCAGTACTTGATCAAATACAATGCAAATAGACTCTATGTCATCTTCAAGTAGATTTATCTCACTAAAAAGACTGTCTTCGAAGGATCCCCCAAGAGATGGTAAATAGAAGCGCCAAATGATGCCGTCAGTCAAGATGCTGATCGCCGATTTGTCAGACCAATTGTACCTTTTTAGTTGCGTTTCACCTGCAACAAGCTCATTCTGAAGTTTGTATGGAGTTTTGATTTCAATGAAAACTTCCGCAATCTCCGAACGCTTTTCTGGCAGTATCAAAGCAACATCAACTCTTCCACGAAGTTCAGTTGTGATTTCTTGAAGTGGGTATCTCTTTACTGGGTACTCAGTGTAGAATTCTTCAGGATTCCATATATCCCATCCAAGTTCTTGGCATATTCTCCCTACCAAGGAAAAACGCACATGCTGTTCATCCTTGAATGCGCCATCTGCCAAGAGTTTGCGGACGTTATCAATTATCTTTTTCACCTATCCCTCACGGCGTGATTTTCTATTTTTACAAGGATATGCAATGTTGGAATTTGTCAATCAAAAAATCTGTGTCATCCTTGCTCATCCTGATTTGTCAGTACACAGGGTAGTGCTTTCCTGGCTCTGGATCAATGATCACATCTGGAACAAGGAGATAGCATGACCGAAACATTGATGAACCGAATCAAAGCTCAGTTAGTCAGACATGAAGGTCTGCGGCTGAAGCCATACCGCTGTACGGCAGGTAAACTGACCATCGGTATCGGTCGTAATCTCGAGGACCGAGGTATCTCGCAGAAAGAAGCATACGCCATGCTGGAGCGAGATATCCAGGACTGCGAGCAGGGCCTGATCGATGAGATACCTGAGGTTTACAACAAGTTAGATGAGGTTCGTCAGTCTGTACTGCTCAACATGTGCTTCAATCTCGGTATTAAAGGACTGCTTGAATTTAAGAACACTCTGGCTTTTATCAGAGCCGGGGACTGGGAACGAGCCGCCAATGGCATGTTAGCTTCCAAGTGGGCGAAACAGGTGGGAAAGAGAGCAATAGAGCTCTCTGAGCTGATGAGGAAGGGCCAGTGATTCCTATCCCGGTAGAGATTGATGCCATGCTCGCTATCCTCAACCTGCCCAAGGAGATGGCTGACAATGGCATTTTCAAGGAGCACCAGGGCTTGGTCATGGAGATGATCCACTCTATTGTGCTGCGGGAGCACTATGACCGGGCAACTCACGATGACCTGCCAGAAGAAGAGCCTTTTCTAATTTCTTTTCGTTTTGGGTTCTGTTTCCTGATGCTGCACTCAACAGTCGAGTTTCTCAATTTGAAGACCCTGGGTGAGGGAATAGTCAAGACCGTAGGCTTAGACCAGTCCGCTACCGAACTGCTCACAGGGAGCGAAATTGATGCCTTTAAAGCTAATCTTGAACTGAGAGCACTGACCATCCTGCAAGCCTATCTCAATTCAGCCGGACTGGATCGCTTGAACGAACTCAAGCCCAGACCTGCTCGGGCTATCCGGGTGGGAGTGATCTGATGCCGGATAGCTATACTTCTCCGGATGAACTGATGATCGAGATTTACCGGGCTATCTATTCTGCTTTGGAGAGCCGTTTGCATCTGATCGGCTCGACCATCGATGCCGAGTCCCGCAAGGAGATACTGGCACAGCAGATCTATGACAAGGGTGACTTCTACGGCAATACCGGCTATCTGCTCCAAACCACCGATACAGCCATGATCCTGAGAGTTGGCTCGAACGTGAAACACGAACCTTTCGTTTTGGGCGGTAAAGTGCCTTCCTGGACTCCGATCGCTCCCCTAATCGCTTGGGTCGAACGCAAGCACCTGTCTTGGACTGATAAAGAGACAGGGAAAGCTCTGACCGTAGCCGAGATCGCTTATCTCATCCGGGGCAAGATCAAGAGGGAAGGCATCGCTGCTCGTAATGTATTCGCTACTGTCATAGCTAACCGGGAGCAATGGATCTATCAGCAGTTGAACGATATCGAGGTGAGCCTGTGACCGCACTCGAGAAGTACCAAGCCGAACGCAGCCGCATCTCTGAAGCTTTGAATATGGCAGGAGTTGCAGAGACCCTTTACAATAAGGACAACATCCCCAAGAACCTACCCTGCGCCATCCTGATCCTCGATTCCGAGAGAGGTAAACATGGCACATCCCGGCAATATGTGGATACCGATATCGCCTGGACGGTATTCCTGATTGTCAATGCTCAGAATGTATCTGATCCAGATTCCGATTTATATCAACTCAAAGAGAAGTTCCGCTCTTTCTACCTCAAGCTGATGAATCGGGACCTACCCAGCGTGGAGTATTACACCAGCCGGATAGACGGCACCAGACTGGTCAGGATTGCCAAGATAGACCTGCTGAAGAGCGGTACTGGAGCGGGCTCATGAGAGTGATGCAACTTGGTGCTTATAACTTGGCGATCAGCTCCGCAAGTGATCTCCTGGAGACCAAATACAAGTCTGAACCGATAGATCTATCCAAGTATCAGCGGATCGGCAAGCAACTTGTAAGTAAAGCTGCCGAGACTAAGAAAGTGGTGTCTCAGCCCTACTCGATGAGTAACCTGCTCAATCTCCTGGATACCGATGAGTACCACTCCGGCTGCATAGATGCCCTGTCTATGGCAACTGTGATGGAGTTCGACTGCAAGAACAGCCAGGTCAAATCCTGGATGGAAACTGCCGAATTCCCTGCCTGCGAAGACCAGACCACTATCCTGGCGGAGCTGATGAAGTTCTATCTCGCCTGCGGTAATGGCTTCCTGATCAAGATGCGGAACGCCCAAGGCCAGTGGATGGGACTGGAGAGGATGCTGCCCAGTGAAGTGCAGATCGTGGAGAACTATGACGAGTTTGGCTTCTTCAAGCCGAACTACATCCAGGTCAAAAACAACCAGAAGAAGGACTTCGCATACGAGGACATCATCCACGTGAAGAAGTCCACACATAGATCAAATGCCTGGGGCCTGGCATGCCTACCCATAGCCATCAACATCGAGATCTTGGGCGAAATCAAGACCTTCGACTACAACAACTTCAAGAACGGCCTCATGATTGACTATTTCGTGATCGTAGAAGGTGGTACACTACGTGACGGTACCGTCACTGACGATCAGGGTAATGAGGTAATGACTGATGCCTACACCGAGATTGAGAAAGCCTTAACCGAAGTCAAAGGCAATGCCAAGAGCCATTCCACAGTGCTCATCGAGAGTGAAAGCCGGGACGTGAAGATACGCTTGGAACCACTGCGTCAGCAAGACCGAGAAGGCGGTTTCTTAGGACTCAAGAAAGACCTGAGGGAAGGCATCCTCGCTCATCATAGGGTCCCTGCCAGGATCGTCTCACAACTCATCCCAGGGCAGCTTGGTGGCGATAACAAGAGCGATATGCTGATGTTCTACCACTTTGTAGTCAAGCCCCTTCAAAACCGCCTCGCATTGGCTCTGGCGAACGAGTTCAACTTCGACTTCGGCTGGAATGTGAAGCCGGAAGACTTCAACTTCGGCAACCTGACCGAGGTGCTGCAAACCGCTGACGAACAGCTTTTCATGCAAAACAGGAACTTCGGAGCGCAATAACTATGCCCAACTACAGAACTTACAATCAACAACAAGGAGGTAGCGTGAATCGTAAACGCACCATTCTCAAGGGAGAACTCCGCAATGTGGAAGTCGAGCTGGTCTCGCTTCTATTCGATGAGATGACTCCTGCCAATCAGAAGGGCTTTGTGGTCAAGAATGCCTCAGGCAGAAGCTTTGAACACAAGATCAACTCCACCAAGTTCAAGAGTGAAACGAGTGGCACTCAGGGACGGCTTTACGTCACTCTAATGGAACCCAATATCCACGATTCCCAAGGTGACTATTACACCCGGGAAGAGATTCAGAAGTCCTGTGATCACTTCGCCAAGCACGGCCTGGTCGGCAAGTGCGATGTCAACCACAACATGCAGCCGGTGCCTGAGTTTACCGTGGTCGAGAACTACATCCTCAAGACCAGCGACAGAGAGCATTTTCCCGATGCTAAAGTTGGCTCTTGGGTACAAGTCCTCAAGTGTGAAGATCTCAACTCCGAGCTTTGGCAGAAGGTCGAGAAAGGCGAGTTCAATGGTGTCTCCATTTACGGACGAGCCGATGACTACCGCCATGCCGAAGCGAGCCTTGCCGAGATCAAGAACGAGTTGAATTCGCTTCGCAAGGCGACAGAGCATAACAACAACTCCGAGCTGCAGAAGGGCATCACAGCCATCGCTGAGAAGATCAGTGAACTGGAGAAGGGTAACCCCAACCTCCAGCTTGGCGATGCCATCCACAGCATCGAGAAGAGCCTCAAAGACCTCTCTGTAACCATGAGCAGAGCGATCTCGAAGTCCATACCCGGTGAGCCTGATGCAAACCAATCCAATGTGGACAAAGAGGTTACTATCGATGGTAACAAGATCATGGTCAAGGCCAGCCACCGTGAGATCTACAAAGGTATCTCCGATGTGGACTCCGGCAAGGCCATGAACATCCTGACAGCCAACACCACTTCCCTGTTTATCGATGAGGTGATCGGAAGCCAGCCCGGAGATACTCTATCGGATATCTCAGTGCTGCCACTGCTGAAAGACGAGAAGATCGACGTCGGCCTGATCGATGACCTGGTCTTTAAGAACTCCCTCGATGGCGCTCTGACGGCTCAGACCGTAGCCACTGCTGACCTCTCTGTCCCCACCGGGATACTCAATGCTGAGTTCACCTTAGGTAGAGATGTGGTCGAATTCTACAAGGACAAGTACGGTGAAGATGTCTTCGGAGCCTACGTGGAGAACCACATCGCCAAGAAGACCGAGAAGGCCATGCGCCTGCTCCTCTTCAAGGGTGACAGAGCTTCAGCCACTGCCAAGATCAAAGCTCTGGATGGGGTGGTCAAACTGGCTACCACCGCCACAGACGTCACCAACCTCTCCAAGACCACCTATACCGACTGGGCGAAACGCTTTGAAGCGGCTCTCCTGGCTTTCTCGGACGAGATGCTGGAAGAGCAGGAGAACTTCAAGTTCTATGTTGCTCACAAAGACTTGATCCGCATCCGGGCCGAGCTGGCCAAGCGTGAGACCGGAGCCGGAGATAGACTGCTGCTTGAAGGCGGCAACGTATCCTTTGCGGGTATCCCTGTAAAGCCACGTCTCATGGATGCCGATTACATCATCGGCGGACTCTCCAAGTTCATCATCATCGGTTACCGTACCGATGCCGAACTCAAAGTGGAACACCACGGAAGCGATTAGAAGTACCACTGGTACATCCGTATCCGTCCCGGGATCACCTACATCTCCGGCTTCGTGAAAGTCTTCAAACTAACCACCTAAGCAATAACAACAAGATAAGGAGTATTAATGGACTTCATCATTGCCAATCAAGCCTTCATCTTAGGGCTTATCACCACCCTGATCGTCTGGATCATCTTTAAGATAACGGGTAAGACCTTGGATAAGACCAAGATCAACTCCGCTCTGGCGATCATCCAGGATATCAAGATCAACCCTGCCACCAAGGACCTCGATGATTATGCCAAGAAGCAACTGGCAGTCGAGCGTGCTACCAAGAGCCTCCCCGGTAACCAGACCAATCTGGTCATGAAGATCTTTGGCACAATCGGGGGAGCAGTGGAATACGTCTTCCATAACCGTAAGTGGCTGTTCAGTATCGGCAAAGCTATCAAGGGAGTATTTTAGATGCCTAACCCCATCTCCCAACCGACCTATCCGGCTCCTATGGTGGAGTCGGATTTGCAGTTCAGTGCCCTGATGGATGTGATGGTCGCAGACGATATCTACTTCGGAATAGGTACCTATACCGAGACCGATATCAATACCCTTTATGCCACTCAGGGAAGTACCAAGACCGAACTGACAACGAACTTCGATCTACTTGGAGAACTGGCTGAGAAATCAGCAGCTATAAAGAAATAGGCTTCACGGCAGTTCGGCAATGCTACTAAGCCATGAAGCCCGTTTTGCTCTTTGTCCCGTTTCCGGGAGCAGGATAGAAATCTGGATTTTCCCTTTTTATGACCTGCCATGCGTGCAGAGCAGGTTCTGATCAAGAAGATACTGACACAGCGGAAGCCTATATTGTTGTTGCTGTTGGTCGCATTGTTGTTGTTCCGATTGGAAACGGTGCAGTTGTTGGCATTGTTGTTCCAGCTACCGCCGCGTTTCACACGGTTAGACCCGCTTGCTGATTTCTACCCCAGATGGATCGTGATAACAAAGTGCTGTGCGCATAGCCGATGAATCCCATCCTGCTGCGTGTGCTTTGGTACAAGACCTCTGCGCATATTTTCCCTTGTATATATGCATGTTCGGTTTTTTCTATCCCTTTCAGGCAGCGTTTCAGGTTTTCACGGCGTATCCGCAATAGCTTGGGAAAGATACGATAACCTAAGTAGGGAATGCCGTGAGTAACTCTATTGATTTGCAAAGATTTGGGTTTGATGCGCAGCTCAAGTTGCTGCTGCACATAGTGCTCTATTTGCTTGAGAGCCTCCTTCAACTCTTGTGAGTCATCTGAAAACAGGATAAAATCATCCATATAGCGTACATACGCTCGAAACCCAAGAGTCTGCTTTACAAAGTGATCCAACTGATTCAGATAGATATTGGCGAAGAATTGCGAAGTCAGGTTCCCCACCGGCAAGCCCCTATTTTCTTCCAATCCCATGCTCGCTGTCTGGTTGCTCAGGATTATCCGGCATAAGGACATCACAGCGGGGTCTTTGATTTTGCGATTGATCAGCCTCAGCAGGATATCGTGATTGACACTGGCAAAAAACTTCAGGATATCCAGCTTCAAATACCACTCATACCGGCAGGCATAGCTTTGCGCAGCTGTTACTGCCAGATGCAAACCCTTTGCTTTTCTGGTAGCATAAGAATCTTTGATAAAAACAGCTTCAAAATACGACTCGATAATGTTTACCAAGGCATGATGCACCACCCTATCCCTGAAAGCAGCCACGCTGATGATGCGCTCTTTGGGTTCTCTGATGGTGAAATATTTGTAAGGTTGTGGATGATAACGCTGCTCAATCAGTTCTGCTTGCAACTCCAACAGATACTTCTCGCAGTTATACATCCACTCCGTGGTTTCAGATTTACTTTTTTTATGCTTACAAGCTTTTTTGAAAGCAAGATACAGATTTGACCAGCTTGTGATGCTTTCATATAGGTATCCGATGCGTTTAGGCAC